GCAAGACATCGCTGCGCTCACAGCCAACTATTTAAACAACATCAACCCGTTGGGAGATACACACATGGATCAAAACAAAGAAGTTGCAGCACTCAACACGCAGGTAACCAGTTTGACAGCACAAGTGGCCGCATTGACCACGGAGCGTGATCAGGCCAATAACAAGGTTACCGCCTTAACTGCAGAACGTGATGCGCTGCAAACAAAAGTTGCAGGTATTGAAGCTAAAGCGAAAGCGGAAGCCGAGGCTGCCGAAAAAAAGCAACACGCCGATTTGTTACAGACTGCACTGAGTGATGGCCGCTTGACGCCCAAGCAAAAACCTTGGGCTGAAGGCTTAACCCTGGCTGCTTTGAACAGCTACCTGGAAACAGCGCCGGTGATTTTAGGCGGCAAGCTGCAACATGATCCCAAGCATGAGGCTGGTGAGCAGCTCACAGCAGAAGAGTTGGCAATGTGCACAAGTATGCAGATTGACCATAAAGAATTTTTGGCGAACAAAACCGCTAACTAATGCAGGCTGGTTAACCAGCTTTTGAATTGTTAAATCAATTGGAGATTTAAACCATGGCACTGAATGTGATTACCGCAGCGGTTTTGAATGCATTTAATACAGCAATCAAAACAGCCTTTAACAAAGGGCTGGCCGCACAAAACGAAGATTGGAAAATGATTGCGAAGGAAATCCCATCCGACGCAAAAAGCAACACTTATGCATGGTTGAGCCAGTTCCCGGCCTTCCGTGAGTGGGTGGGTTCTCGCGTGCATAAGGCCGTGAAAGAGCGTGCCTACAGCGTAGATAACCGCAAGTTTGAAACCACGCTGGATGTGCCTCGCACTGACTTTGAAGACAACAACCTCGGCATGTACTCCGGCATTGCTGAAAGCTTTGGCCAGAGTGTGGGCGACCTCAAAAACGACCTGGTGTTTGGGGGCATTAAATCCGGTTTGGACCAGATTTGCTACGACGGGCAGTTTTTCTTTGACACTGACCACCCTGTGGCACCAAACGAAGATGGCACTGGTACTGCTGCCACAGTGAGCAATTACCAGGACGGTGCTGGCGAGTTGTGGGTGTTGTTATGCACCAAGCGCGCCCCGCAGCCTTTTTACCTGCAAAACCGCACGGGTGCGCCTGAGTTTGTGGCAAAAACCAATGCAGCCACCAGCGATGCTGTATTTGAAAATGATGTGTTTAGCTGGGGTGGCCGTTGGCGCGGTAGTTTTGCGTTTGGCTTCTGGCAGTTGGCATTTGGTAGCAAGGCGACATTTAACGACACCAATTTCAACGCAGCTTATAACGCCATGATGCAAGTCAAGGCTGATGGTAACCGCCCATTGAACATTGTGCCGGATACCTTGGTGGTTGGCCCGGCTAACCGCGTGGCAGCTGAAAACCTGATCAATGCACGTACCTTGCCAAACGGCGCGGACAACGTCTTGTATCAGCGCGTGAAGTTGATTGTTAACCCATTAATGGCTTAACACCTGGTTAAAGGTCTGCCAGGCAGACCTTTAATGCCCATCAATTTATCAAGGATTAAATCATGGCTAAAAATTTATATGTGCGGGTGAAACCTAAAGGCCCAGTTAGCGAGTTTCACCGCTGCGGCATCAAGTTTGGGTTGTTGTGGGTTTTGCTGATTAACCTGGACGATGCAACCGCAGAGCGCTTGGAAACCGAGCAGATGCTCGAAACCAGCCTAGAGAAGCCAGAAGGCTTTGACGACCAGGCAAACCGAGAAGAAAACAACAGTGGTGAAACTGATGCGGGTGCCTTGTATGGCTCTGGTGTTCTGCCATCTGTGATTGCATTTGCGGGTGGCTTTGAAATCGCCCTCGGTGAGTTGGTACAGCAAGCGCACACAGAGAGTGAACTCAGTGTGGCAGATTGGAACGGGCTGCCAGAACCAGCTCGTGAGTTGATCTTGGGCGGCAAACTGCATGCCTTGTATGTTGAATACAAAGAGGCCAACGGTTTGCAAGGTGGCGTGCATGTGGTGGCCGATCTGAAAGAGCAGCTGGCAGCTTTGACGACAGAGCGCGATGGTTTGCTGAAAAAAGTGACCGACTTTGAAACATCGGTGGGCACTCTGCAAGGCGAAGTCACCAAACTGGAGTCTGAGTTGAAAAAGGTCAATGGCGAGCTGATCGAAGCCAAGGCCGGTGCCAAGACAGCAGAGCCAGCCGCAAAAACTACAGCCAAAACCAAGGCCAAGTAACCTGCCATGCCATTCGCCACCCGCACCGATCTGCTCAAACTGACCAAGGTAGATAAGTTGGCCCAGCTCGCTGTGCCCGCCGACATGCCGATGCCAGAGGGGGAGATTTTGCGGGTGGCGCTTGAGGCAGGTGACCTGACGCAATTTACTGAGTTTGACCGTGACCTGGTGGATCTCGCCCTGGCGAATATTGACCAGGCATTGATTGATGCCACGGCGGCTGTGGTGGCCTACGGCATTGCCGAGGCAGACGCTAACCCGCTGATTGCACGCATGACGGCCAGAGTGGCGTTTTACATGCTGGCTGATGCTCAGGAGAGCGTATCTGAAGAGTTACGCGATAGTTATAACGCTGTGATCAAGCAGTTGCAGATGCATGCACGTGGTGAGATCAACCTCACGCCTAAAGACACCGACCCGGTGGTTGAGGGTGATGTGATTGAGATCACCAGCAACCCCAGCCGCTATGTGCCGCAAAGCGGTGCCGGTGAGGATGACTGGTAATGCTGAGCATTGCACCTGTCATTGATTTGTTACGTGCCAAAAGCACGGTGCCTGACAAGTGGTTTAGGCAAGTTGGCAATGACTACGACTATGCACGGCTAGATGGGAATGCTGTACCAACACCTACCGCGTGGGTGTTGCCACGTGCTGAACAGGTGATCAGTTCTGGTGAAAACGATGATGAGATCGAGATCACCTTTGATGTGGTGATTGCGGTTGATCGGCCAGTGGTGCGTGATGAGAAAGTGGCGGTGGCTGATGACCATCTGCGCAAATACCGTCGTGAGGTCTATCGCCGCTTGCGGGGTAAACGCCTGACGCCGGATGTGAAACCGATCAAGCTGGTGAGTGGCCGCGTTTTGCGTGTCACCACTAAAGATGTGATGTGGGTAGAAACCTACAAGTTTACAGGCTCGGTGGATGCATATCTGGATGAACCACCGAACTTTGAAAGTGTTGACTATAAAGGAGTCACTCCATGAGTTTATCTATGAATTTTATCCCCGAATCAATCCGCATGCCGGGGTCTTATATCGAGTTTGATAACTCGCAGGCTGGGCTGGGTGATGATATGCCCGCCGTGTTGATTTATGCGCAAAAACTCGCAGCTGGCACGGCTCCCGCTGGCGAGATCACCCAAGTGAGCAGTGTTGAAGATGCGATGGTAAAAGCTGGTGGCCGCTCAATGGTTGCTGACATGGTGCGCGCTTACCGTGAGCGTGACGAAGTGTTGGATGTGTTTATTTTGCCAATGGCGGATAACCCTGCTGGTACTGCTGCGACTTGCCCGATCACAGTCAACAGTGTTGCAACTGAAAACGGTACCTATCCCTTGTACATCGATGGACAGTATGTGGGTGTGCCAATTGAAACAGGCCAGACCACTGCACAATTAGCCACTGCATTTGCAGCAGCAATTACAGCTGCAGCTACTACTGCTTTGCAAAATAGAAACAATATCCCTTGTGATGCAGCCGCTGCTGCATCAACAGTAACCCTCACAGCATTACATAAAGGCACTTGTGGCAACAATATTGATGTACGTGTCGCCTTGTATCAAGAAAAAGTGCCTGCAGGTATCAGTATCACTATCGGTGGTTTTTCTGGTGGTGCCGGTGACCCAGTGACGCCTGACTTATCAGTGTTGCTTGAGCAACGCTACTTTAAATATGTTGGACTCGGTATCAATAACACAGCCACCTATGCAGCCTGGCATAGTGAAGTTAAAAGCCGCCTGCAACCGCAAAATCAGGAATACACCCAGCTGTTTTCTGCCTTCCGAGGGGACTATGCAGCAGCGTACGCTCTGGGTGAAACACTTAACTATGAGCTGCTGAGCGTGCTCAGCCTGGGCATTAACCCGACCAGCACCTGGCGTGCTGCGGCCATGTATGCCGCAGCGTGTGCCCCCAAGCTTTACACCAGCCCGCAAGAAAGCCTCGAAGGCCGTGAGCTGACTGGCATGGTGGGCGTGAATTACCACACCTGGCGCGATAGCAACAGCCTGCTGTTTAAAGGCATGAGCATCATGAATGTGGCACAGGACGGCACCTGCACGATCCTGCGCCCGATCAGCACCTACCAGAAACGCTCTGACGGCAGCGCCGATGATAGCTACTTGGATATCAACACCCTGGCGATTTTGGACAAAACCCGTCGCCTGCAGCGCAACGAGGCCCGCAAGTGGATCGGCTACTCAGCCGCTGCATCTGCAGAGGGCTTTAAGCCAGGCTTGAAGATCGTCACCAAAGACAGTGTCAAGGCCATGTTGCTGAGCCTTTATAAAAATGACCTGCAGTATGAATACGGCCTGGTGCAAAACTACGAGTTTTATAAATCCACCTTACAGGTTGAGCAAAACCCAACCAACCCCAGCCGGTTTGACTTTGTGGACCAGCCTGTATTGGTCTCACCGTACTACATGCTGGCAGGCCGTAACCAGTTCCGCAAGGTGGCCGATTAAGCAGGCTTTAAAGCTGGTTTGACGATTGATTAAACAGTTTTTGAAAGGACGATGAAATGTCTTTAATGAACATTAGAACAGTGGTGATCCCTAGCGTTGGGAAGTTGCCGCTGGCCGAAGACCCTGGCACTTTTACGCCAAGTGGAAAAAAAAGAACTCCAAAACCTGGCCGTTTGCCAGAAGATGGTGGGTCTATAACAACCAACAGCATGGCACGCCTTGAGTTAAACATTAACTTGAAGCCAGGCCTGGATGTTACCGAGATCAATAACGTCGACGAACAAGACATCACTATCACACTTGAAGATGGTCAGGTGCACATGATGTCTGGGGCTTCATGCGAAGATGTAGTGCCAATTGGCAATGGTGAAAGTCGCGTGATCTTCAACTCACCAACCAGCGAGCGCATTGGCTAACCATGCAGCAACTCTCTATCAAGCGAGGCGATACCTTTTATGCCGAGTGCCAGCTCGTTGATGAGTTCGGCGCTGGCTCGCCGATCAGCGGCATGCTGGTGCATGCCCGCTTGGTAGACCTCGGCGGCAACACCGCCAAAGACATTGCCGCACAGGTTTTAAATGATAACGAGGGCAAATTTGCCCTCACCACGTTTGACACGTCCACCATCCCCGCCGCCCTCTACACGCTACAGATCAGCTACTCGATCAATGGCTCTACGGTAAGCAGCACCGCTTTTGAGCTGCTGATCAGTAAATCAGTGATCAAAGAGCCAGTGCGCTTTGCGCAAGTGGGTTCAGTGATCGGCAATACCAGAGTATTGATCACAGTGCCTGCAACTGATGTAGAGGTAAACCTGTGGTCAAGCAGCTGGGACGTGCAGTGGGCGAATGATTAGGAGTTAGAAATGCAGAGTCAAATCGATCCAGAATTGCCAGAAGAAACCTCCGGCCCGAATATCGGCAAAATTTTAGTATCGCGTTTGCGTTTGGCATTGGGTTTTGCGCGTGATGAGAGTTCTGCGCATGGGACCGCGATTGAGGGCTTGCAGGAATCCTTGCTTGATGTTGAGGAGCAATTGGCCTTAAAACTGCCAGCATCTGCGGCCGATGGTTTTGCTACGTCTGAACAAGGTGAAAAGGCTGACCAGGCTATTATCTACGATGAGACTGAAAATAAATATAAAAAGCCAGGTGGTGAGGAGGTTCCTATAGTTTTTGATAGACTTCCTTACAAAGGCCCAATCAGTGGCCGTTCAAAGTTACCAAAATCGTCTGGTGTTCCAAAATATACAATCACATGGGTTTGGTTTCCTGTAGTCGAGCGCACAAATAAAATATATTGTGGATTCACAATGGTTGGTGCGCCTGGCGAGAAAATGAAGGCGATTGGCGCTGGCAAGACAAACGGATACATGACAGTAGAGCGCTGTAACGCTTTATTGCTTGATGGCACGATTGCAAAAGGGGTTGAGGATGATAACCCTCGCGTAATTCAATATGGTACCAGTGACGAAATTGTGATTGATCTTGGTGATAATTACATTGAGGCTGGTTCTGGTTGTTATGTATGCGTTGTTCAGTGGCAAGTAGCGCACAATGACAACGTAGCTCCAGCTCAAAACAGCGGTCAATACATGACCTACATGAACTTTATTCGTGGCGTTGATCGTTCTTTCTATGCATCGACATTAAGTGGTGCAAACCTTGATACATGGTGCAATCTTGCTGACACAATAACTGATCCAAAATCAGTAGCCGCTGCAACAGTTACTGGCGCTAACACTAGCATCAACCTGCTTGGATTCCAGCCACACTACATTGCTGGCATTACAACAAAAGAAACATTCTTTATTTCATCAACAAGCCGCGATCACGGACTGGGTTCAGGGGCAACCCTCAATGCCTCAAACGAATATGCAAACATCGGCTTGCATAACGGCGTTGGTGAAATACAGGCAATGCTTGGGCAGAACCATGGCGTTATCAATTGTGCGTTTCAGTCAGAAGATGGTGAAACCATTTCAACCGCAGATGGTTTTGCATGCCGTGCAACTTTAGCGCCAATTTGTACTACAGGAGTTTGGTCGCACATGATTAATGATGTTGGCGATATATCAAACGAAACTGATGTGGTGCCTACAATGAACGGATTTTATAACGGCTGGTTGTCTCAGTTGCCAATAGAGATGCAGATTCTTGTTGCCACGTGTATGTATCAGTTAAGCGGTACATCAAACTTCTATACAAATATTTCAGGTCAGACGCGTAATTCTAATTACTTAAAAATAAAAGCATGGAATAAAAAAGTGCGCTCAATGTCATTGCCGCGCCAAGTTGGGTATATCGAATGCGTGATTGACCCTGATGGTTATTTTGATAGCGGATATTTCCCTGTGCATCCGGCAGCAACGATTGTGACTACTGGCACAGGAACAATCAGCCAAGTTGCGGCAACTGGCGGTGCGCCAGATAAGACAATTTTGGCCTGGAGTTCTGCAGTCTTCACGCCGCAGATGCACGGTGCGCCAATTGTGATTGCTGGTGCAGGATCGTCTGGCGGCAACTTAACCGCTCAAATTGAGCTGGATAACACAACAAATCCAACCGATACCGTGCGTTTGAATATCTTAAACACTGAAGTTGATCCAATTCGTATAAGTACGAGTCTGGTTAACGGCGGTGCTTTCCCGGTCAACTTAACAGCGCCAACCAATACTTTGTATATCGGTGCTTATTTTGCAAGCAGAGACGGCTTACACAATGAGCCAAGAGGGAATGCAGCAATCATCAGGAAAAATCAGCAACTTGGATTAATCCCGGCATAAAGGAAAATGAGATTATGAGTACAAACGATATCTGGCATTTTGATCTGTGGCTTGGAGAATTGCAAAAGCGCTATCGTGAACAGACTGGTGCGGCAAAGGGTGATTACCCATTCACTACAGAGCAAGCACAGGCGCTTTACGACGCTGGCACTGATGTTGATGAGGCGGTAGAAAGCTTTATCAAATAACACAACCCGCTTCGGCGCGCTTAATGAAGGATATCAAATGAAAAAACACACCCTAAAACATCCTATCGAGATCAGTGATAAAAAAACAATCACCGAACTGCCGCTGCGGGACTATCCTGTTGCTGATGATTACTTGGCTTATGACAACCCTGGCCGCAATGCGCAATTAAAGGCGCTGATTGCCAGCTTTACCAATACCGATGAATCTATCATCGCCAAGATGCATGGAGATGATTACAAGGAGCTTGCCGTGTATTGCGATAAGCTTTGTTACCCTGAGTTTTATAATGGCACTGCCCCGAAGGAGGCCACGGAGATCGCCGCAAAAAAAGAGTAAAGGTTCTGGCGGCCGTAGCGCTGGTGGCGCGCGGTTTGAATCAGGACATTGATAAACTCGGCAAGTGGCGGCTGCCAAAGTTGTTTCAATACGCTGAGATAGGTGCTCACTTTGAGGGGCGGAAATTCACATAAAGGAGCTTCGGCTCCTTTTTTTTGCCCACTGCCAGCGAAACATTTCCCGCCTCTGCAATCCCCTCGCGCGTGCGTAACCTTGGTGCATCCATCAAGGCCAGCGCATGACTACTCAAACCGTTAACCTTAAGATCGTTTTAAATCGTGGCGACACCATCCCTGGCATGCGTGCCATTGCGGCTGAGAGCACTGCCACGGCGCAAAAAATGAGCCGTGCCCAGGTGCAGGCAAACACCGAGATCACGCGCAGTTATGACCGCTTGCAAATTGAAGTGGTTGCCGGTTTCCGTCGCACCGCACAAGCCCGCGAAATGCTGGGCATTCGTTCAGAAAACATCATCCGTGCAGAGATCAACCGCACCCGTGAAGCCTATGAGCAGATGTATCGCTCCGGGGCATTTAATGCTCGTGAGTTGTCACGTGCGCAAGAGGCGATGCTGCGCAAAGTTAAAGAACTGAATGCCGAGCTGCGCACCGGCACAACATTGCAGCAAAAGATGCAGACAGTGGTTACAGCTGGGCTGGCAGTTGGCGCTGGCGCTTATGTGGTGGGTGGGTATGCCAAAAAGGCCATGAGCTTTGATGAACGCCTGGCATTGATGGCTAACACGGCTTTTGCTGAGCGTGGCGTGGCTGGCCGTAAGCAAGGCATGCAACAGCTGGAGGCGGTCATTAATCAATCCGTGCGTTCTGGTGTGGGTGGCGGCACCCGCGAGCAGGCAGCCGAGGCGCTGGATGCGATGATCGCCCGTAACGTGCTAGGCCGTGAGCGCTCTATGCAGTTTTTGCCAACGGTCATGCGTACGGCGGCCGGTTCTGGTGCGCAGCCAACAGAGATTGCCAATTTATCCAGTGTGTTGGTCGGTCAGCGTATTGTGAGCAATGATGCGCAATTAAAAACTGCGCTCAATATGATCACTGCTGCAGGCCAGGCGGGTGGTTTTGAAATCAAGGATATGGCTAAGTGGCTAAGCCAGCAGCTGCCACTGGCGCAAAAGTCTGGCCTCATGGGGTTGGATGGTTTGCAAAAGGTGCTCACTATGAATCAGGCCGCGATTTTGACGGCTGGTTCCACCGATGAAGCTGGTAATAATGTGCGCAACTTGCTGGCTAAACTGAATAGCAGTGACACCGCCAAAGACTTTGACAAACAACATGGCGGCAATCTGGCGCAGTTTCTTATGGATCAGCGCGTCAAAGGTGTGGATGCGGTTGATGCATGGATGGGCATTATTGATAAAGAAGCCTCCAGCAACCCGCAAATGAAGGCCATGCTGGCGAAACTCAAAACAACCAGTGACAAAGGCCAGCAAAAGGAGCTGTTAGACTCGCTGGCCGCGATCTCCGAGGGTACTGTCGTTGGCAAGTATTTTCAGGATATGCAGGCCACCGGCGCTTTGCTGGGGCTTCGTAATAAGCCTATCGTTGACCAGGTTAACGCGGCTATTGGTCAAAATAGAACAGTGGACGGTGTCAATGATGTCAACTATGCATTGATGCAATCGACCCCCAGCGCCCAGCTGCGTGCAGCGCAAGAGGCAAAGGATGCTGCGACTAAAGAGGCAATGGATGGCTTGACGCCGGTGATCGGCAAGGTTGCCAGCGGCTTTGAAGATCTCGCTACAAAAAACCCACTTCTAACTGGCACTACCGTTGTTGCTACTGGCGCAATCACTGCAATGGCAAGCGCTGCGGGCCTTGCAACGATTGCATTGAACCGGACGGCAGGAGGTGGCGGCGTTCCTGGTCTACCTCCTGGTATTAAGCGTCCAGGGTTTGGCACCGTAGCCGCTTATGCTGCTGGTGCTGGTTTGAGTTATGTTGCCAGCCAAGATAACTCAGCTGCAGGCCGTTATGGTGGTGCTGCCATCAATGGTGCTATGTTCGGTGCATCGGTGGGTTCGTTTATTCCAGGAGTTGGCACTGCGGCCGGGGCAATGGTAGGCGGTGGCGCTGGCTTGTTGTATCAATATTTGAATGAGCCAACCAAGCAGCAAGAACCTGCCAAGGTAGAGACTACTGTGCGGGTTGAGTTGGCCGATGGCCTCAAAGCAACCCACCAAACTTCAGATAAAAAAGGTCCTGTCAGTGCCTGGGTTGAAACAGGCTCGGTTTGGGGGCATCCATGAGCTGGTTAGAACGCTTACCTAAAGGCAGCTGGCGCGGCTTTGAGTTTTTAACGGATGATCACGAGAGTCCTGATGGCCGCAGATTGGTTGTTCATCAATACCCCCGTCGTGATGACCCAGATGTCGAAGACATGGGCGCTGAAAAAGGCCAACCCTATCGCATCAATGCGTATTTTATTGGCCCTGATTATGACCTTGAAGTTAACGGATTTTTAACAAAACTACGCCAGCCAGGGTCTGATTGGCTAGTACATCCCTATTTGGGTGACGTATGGGTACGTTATTGGAGATCAACCAGAAGTGAGCGTGTTGGCGAGGGTGGCTATTGTCGCCTCGCAATTGATTTTTTACCAGGTGGCGGCCAGCCTTTTGAACCCAAGGTCGACAAGGTCGACGTGGCGATCAGCCGCGTGCGTGATACCCAGGCGGTGATTGTCGACCAGTTTGAGCTGCAGCCGATGGCTGGCAGTGTGTTTGATGACCTGGTAGCCGACGTGCAAAGCAAGCTGGATGTGATGCGCAGAGCCATTGCAATGGCGACGCTGCCATTGAGTAAAGCCAACCAGGTGATGACCATCATCAATGGCATTAAAACCGATGTGCGCACGTTGCTAGGTATCCCGCAGCAATACGCCAATGCCATTGCAGGCTTTGCCAATGTGCTGGCTTTTTTAGATAGCCCGGACAGCGATTTGACTGTGCCGGTGCGCGTGCGTGCGGTGAGACGTTTGACCAATACGGTAACTAGCCCGCCTGCCTTCACCAGCAACAGCACACAAACGGCCAGCCTGATTGCCAACAATACGGCAGAGCAGGCTTTACGCAATCAGCTGCTGCTGACCTCTGCAGCCGGACTGGCGATCACCAGTTATCAGGATGCAGAGACCCGTGATGGTGTGCTGCAGGCGTTGCTTGATGCGATTGATAGCGTGCTGAATGATGCTGGCCCTGATGTGTTTGTGTCGTTGCTCGATATGCGGGCCGCGTTGATTGATGTGCTGCTTGACCAGGACTTGAGTAACTACCAGACCAAACAGGTGGTTAACTTTATGCCTGCTTGTGTCCTGGCTCACCAGCTCGATATCGATGAGAGTGATTTTAACCAGATCAATGCGGTTGAGCATCCACTCTTTGTCGCTGGCAAGGTAAGAGGTTAGCAGCGTGGATAACGTGGTTGGCCTCAAATTTAATGGGCTACAGTTTAATGACTGGCAGCAAGTCAATATTCGTCAGAGTATTGATGACCTGGTAACCCAGGTGCAACTTGGTTTTGCTAGAGCCGGTATTGGTAACGCCTTTCCAATAGACATTAACACGGTTGTACAGGTGCTGATGAATGATCATCTGATTAGCACTGTGCGTACAGATAGCGCGCCACGTCGCATTACAGAAAACAGCCACACCAATCAGTTTATGGGGCGTAGTCTTGGCCGCGAGCTGGTTGATACACAATACAGCGCCACTTATAAAAACCTCACAGTCACAGAGATTGTGAAGCGCATTTGTACGCTGTTTAAAGTGCCTTTAACGCCCTTTGCCAGCACTTCGCTGGTGCCCGACTTTTCCATGCAGTCAGAAAGCCCTGCCAATGCAATCATCAACGCAGCCCGCACGGCAAACCTGCTGATATACCCAACCCCAGATGGCGGCCTGATGATGGCCGAACCCGATAATAATCCGCCAGTGGCAACGCTTGAAATGGGCAAGCAGATTAAAGAGCTGCTGATAAATGACGACTACAGACAGCGATTTAGTGAGTACCTGGTCAAGAGCTTTGATTATGGGGCAAATACATCGCGCAAAGGGTCAGTAAAAGATGATGGCATGAATTTTTTCAGGCCCATGCATGTGATTGCTGACCGTATGGGTAACAGTCTGGGTGCACTGCAACGCCGTGCCGAGATGGAGCGTAATCGTAGGATGGCGCGTGCACATAGTTTGGTTTTGACTTTACAGGGATGGGGCCATGAACAAAGCGGTTTGTGGCAACCATGGTGGTTGAATACACAAGTGCGCGTTGTAGTACCTGAAGAGGGTATTGACCAAGTTTTGTTAATTAGCGATATCGAGTCAAGTCAAGACGATAGGTCAGGGACTTTATCTAACTTGACGCTGGTTCACCGCAATGCCTTTGTCGGCCAACCGCCAACCGCTAAAAAGAAAAGCGCTGCAGCGAGAAAGGCTAGACGATGATTGCGCATGTTTGGCGACGGCTACAGCTGATGATTGCTCAGGCAACTGGAGTACGGATATATAAGCATAAAATTCAGGTGGCCGCACTAAGTGATGAGCCTTTAGATAACATCGACAGAATCCAGCCATATGGCTTTTCTTATCGACCAAAATCAGGATGCCAGAGTTTTATTGTTTTCCCATCTGGTGATCGATCACATGGCTTTTGTTTAGTAGTCGGTGATAAGCGCTACACGCTAGATTTACAGGATGGCGAAGCCGCTCTACACGATGATCAAGGCCAGATGGTCAAGATTGCACGCGACATGGTGATTGCAAAAAGTAACCAAAAAATAAGGCTTGAAGCGCCAGACATTGAGATTGTAGCCAGCAAGCGCTTTGCGTTTCAGACCAACGGCCACGGCCAAGAATGGCTACCGACCAAGATCAACACATGGCAGATCGGCGAAGAGCCAGGCCAAGCCCACCCGATATCGCCCCCGGAGTTTTAAATGCTCAAACTCGTACAAAACGAATATGGCCATTTTGATTTGGCCGTGATTGAAGCCACAGAGGATGCAGGCAAAGCTAAGGCGAAGACGGTCGTTTATGCGACGCTATTCACAGACAAGCTAGCGCCTGCAGACCGGGTGGAAGCTGGCGAAAACCGTCGCGGCTGGTGGTTTGATAAAACGAAAGGTGTTGGCTTGTGGTACATGCGCAGGCAAGCGCTCACCGTTGCAGCCAAACTAGAAACTATCCGCGAGATCAGAGAAGCGCTGATCAATACTGAGGGCATGACCGACATTGCTGTGACCGAGCTAAGCGACCAGCGAAATGTTTCCCTACTCGTGCTCGATATCCGTGGCGCATATGATGGCCTTGAGTTTCACACCGAATTTAATAGCAATTTAATCCCCAAGGCACAGATCCCGCAAAGTGATATTTGGGATGTGCAATGGGATATCACTTGGGCTGATTAATGGCATATATTGCACCAACATTTGCAGCATTAAAAGCGCGTATCGAGCAAGACTTGAGCGCGCTTCCTGCTGTGTTGCGTGTAGCTTTGGCAGTTGTTTTTGCTAAAGTCGTCAGTAGTCTGCATGTGCATCTGGAGTGGAATGATCGACAAAATTCGCCACTTGATTGCTCGCTTGAGCGACTTGCGGATTGGGCTGTCCTTTATAGCGTTGAGCGTCTTGATGCGACCTTTGCCACCGGGCAAATTGCCGTCACCGGCAATATTGGTGCTTTTGTGTTGGTAGATGAGCTATTAAGGGCAGACAACGGATTGGATTACTCTGTGACTGCGGCTCTAGAATTAGCAAGTGGTAATAACCTAGTAACAATTAAATGCACCACCTCTGGCTTGGCTGGCAACTTAACGGCTGGCAGCGTGTTGACGTTTGTAGAGCCGCAAGCGGGTGTAGATAGCGAGGCCACTGTCGATGCCAATGGGATTACCGGCGGCGCTCAGCAAGAAGACCTTGAGACTTGGCGTGCTCGTGTGGTTGATGAATGGCAGGTGGTTACCGAATATGGTGGCCGCAGTGGTAAAAACCGCGACTATGTGGCCTGGGCTAAAAAAGCGCATCCATCTGTCACTGGCGCACTGGTGTACCGCAATATTCTTGGCATGGGTACCATACTGGTAAAACCAATTTGTAATGGCCTTGAAGGCCGCTTGCCGACGACGGCGATTATGGATGCCATTGAGGCTAAATTTTTAGAGTTGGCACCGGCCGGTGCTGATTGGCGAGTAGCGCTGCCTTCGCAACATCTTATAAATGTCAATCTGACGCTTAATCCTGCAGTAGACAGCGACGCTAACAGAGCATTGATTACCAATGCCATCAACAACCTGGTGCTATCAGAAAATAGCGAAGACAGTGTGATCTACCAGGCAGAGCTGGATGCCGCGATCGCCAGCATCACCACGCAATATACGCGCAATGCACCTTTGACTGATATCACGGTTGACCAGGGCGCGGTGTTTATTCTTAATTCGGTGGTGTTCTCATGAAGCTGCGTCTGCACACCATCCGCGAATATGCCAATGCCATGCTGGCTTTACTTCCACCAGGCGCTGCCTGGCGCTGGCCGGTTGATGGCCTGGGCGACAAAATTTTTCAGGCCTTTGCGGTTGAGCTGTTACGCATTGAATTGATCTGCCAACAAGTGCTCGATAGAGCCATCACGCTGCACACACCATCTGCAAACAGTTACACCCTGGCCGATTACCAAGCAGTGGCAGATGCAGCTGCTGCGCAGTTCAATGAAACATTTCCCCGCCAGGCGAGCCGCGCTGGACGCATGCGTGCAGGGCAACGATTGTGGTCAGAAGATGCCGAGGGCAGCACCTGGCCGATTGTGAAAGTGAGAGTGGCGCATTTATTAGGGCCAAGTATTGCAGGAAAAATGGTCGCTGGCCGTCGATTAATGGGTGAGCGTTCTCGCTATGTTTTAAGGGTTTTTTACTACGCCACGGTTGTTGATCCTCATGTCATCGCCGCCGCATTACAAGAGTTTAAGCAGTCGCACATGGTGCTGTTTTTTGAAGATATAACTGGAAACGCGGGGAATATTTACTATGCATAAAATTGACGGACCTGGTAACGTCGCGGGCCAATTTATAGATGAAGACCCAGAAAATGAAATCCCTGGTACACAGGTGACATCTAAGTGGTTAAACACCATGCAGGAAGAGGTTGCGAATGTTGTCACTGCCATGGGTTTGACGCTGGATGACACTCAAAACAATCAATTATTGCAAGCTATTACTAGGATGGTGGCTGGCACTGATTTAATCGTGCGTTATACAACCACTGCAAACATTGCATTAACTGGATTAGGTTTACAGACGGGTGGTGATTGGCCTTCCGATTTGACAGTTGGCGATTTTATTCTGGTAAAAAATCAGACGGTATCGCAAGACAACGGCTGGTATCTTGCAGCTGGTGGCACATGGCCGCGTGTATCTTATCTTGATTCAAGTGCCGAAATTACCCCAGGAAAACTGACCAAAGTAACAGAAGGCCTGGCAAATGCAGACTCTATGTGGATGCTGACCACTGATGGGCCTATTGTTTTGAATGCCAGCCCTTTAATTTTTGAACGCAAGGATTCTTACAACGGCATTCGTTATTTTGCTTCTGGTACTTCATTGCCTTCCACCAATATAGGCCCAATCTGGCACGAAGATTTTAATAGCATCATGACCGTGCAGTCATTTACAGCTAATGGTGCAGCTTATGTCGGGTATGCATCATTGAATATTGGAAGCATTCTTGCTGATACTCAACCAACACCTAGGCCTGGTTATATCAAATCAGGTTCACTAACCTTAAATCGCGTAACTTATGCGGCTTTAAGAGGATGGGCGATGCATCACGGCCTGATGGTTGCAAGTGGGGTATGGGCTGCTGGAAATCTTGCTGTTTCAGACAACATTGATGGCACCACCTTTAGAATTTTTGATGTGCGTAGTGAGTTTCCACGTTTCTTTGATGATTCTCGCGGTGTGGACACTGGTCGAGTTTTCGGTTCATGGCAAAAAGGTACCTTGGTGCCAATTGATACGCCTGTTGCAGCCGTATGGGGAATCACTGCAAACGTGGATGGTCAGCCTTCACAGCCGCTTGCAGGTGTAGACGATTACACAGCATCCAACTACACAGGTATGACGCTTACTGGTGTGGGTTCTGGCGTTACATCTGTTGCTTTGAAAGGAGATGCGGAAGGTTGGTCGGGTGTTGCAAGACCAAACAACGTTCCGTTCCTAGCAACCGTTAAATTTTAGGAATACGTATGGCAGAAGATATTGAACAAAAAATTGTATTCAATGTGCATCCGGCCACCTTGGCTTTTACAGGACCACAGCAATGCTATAAAACGTCTATTGACCCTGACACTTGGCAATGGACTGGGTTTGCACTTGAAGAGGCACCACCTGAAACTGGCGACAATGAAATTGCGGTGGCTAAAGATGATTTAAGTGGATGGCTGGTTAAGCCGTATTTTGTTGGCACTAAGTATTGGTTACCGGATGGCAGCAAACACATCATCACTGAAATTGGTGTTGTACCTCCTGAAGATGCAGTTTTTGAAGACCCCAATGCTGACCAAATCATTATTGATAGCTTCAAAACACAAATCCAGAAACGACTGGATGAGTTTGCACAAACACGTGGTTACGACAATACATTGAGTTGCTGTACTTATGCTGATTCTGCTGTCGCACAATTTGCCGCTGAAGGTCAATATATGAAAACAAAGCGTGACCAAGACTGGGCAAATGGTTATCAGATAATTGCTGAAGTGAAAGCTGGCAATCGTCCCGTGCCATCTCTAGAAGAGTTATTTGCTGAGCTTGGCCCTTTGGAGTGGCCGAATTAAAAAACAGGGCGAGTGAACTGACGGCGGCAACCGCCAGTTCACCCGTCTCACCGTAGTCTGAGTACGGATCAACCAAAGACCCTGCGCCACTAGCGGCCAGGTCATTATAGGGTGACCGTATGAGCAACACAAAAGGAAAAAAAACCGAATATCGGTGTTTTAATTGCAACAAGAAACTGGCCGTGGGTGTGGCCGAGCTACTAGAGATTAAGTGCACACGTTGTGGGCATGTGAATCAGTATCAAATACACCCCGAGAGAGAACGCCCTTGTGAGACCACTAGCAAGGGGGAAGAGCGTAACCCAGCCGTGGGATTGGAGGCTGGGCGGTAAATTTTAAGTGTATCTATGAGCGTCATGAACGCCTTTTAAATAAGGATTAATCATGGCGCAACACTCTTTAAAAACTCGCAAATCCCCCCTTGGCTGGGTTGGTGGTAAAAGTAAACTCACCGGCACCATCATCCCTTTAATACCTGATCATAAATGCTATGTAGAGGTTTTTGCTGGTGCCGCGTGGGTTCTTTTCCGTAAGGACCCTGTAAAAGTTGAAGTGATCAACGACATCAACGGCGATCTGATCACCTTGTATCGAGTATTGCAGAATCACCTGGAGGAGTTTGTCCGTTACTTCAAATGGTCCCTGATCAGCCGCGATGAGTTCGAGCGCCAGCTACAAGTTGCCCCGGACACGCTGACTGACATACAGCGATCAGCCCGTTTCTATTACCTGGTCAGAACGTCATTTGGCGCTAAGGCTGTCAATCAGAGCTTTGGAGTCGCTAACAGCCAACCGCCCAGGCTCAACTTCAACCGGATTGCAGAAGACCTCACAGAGGCTCATTTACGCTTAAGCCGAGTCACTATTGAAAACCTCAACTATGTCGACCTGATTAAACGCTACGATGGTGAGCACGTGTTCTTTTACGCTGACCCACCATATTGGGACTGTGAGACTGATTATGGAAAGGGTTTATTTGATAAGACAGACTTCACCCTACTACGTGATACGCTTGCAGCAGCCAAAGCAAAATGGATGGTCAGTATCAACAATGTCCCTCAGATAAGAGAACTGTTTGCTGACTTCCATATTGCTGAGGTCAAGACGTCTTACAGTATCGCCAGCAAGGGCAATAAACCTGTCACTGAATTATTGATCACTAACTATGTACCAGGTACTTAAAATTAAAGCCGCATTAAAGCGGCTTTATATTGTGTTTGAATGGCATTTAATCATCGTTTATTGCCATCCTGTAATCAGTGTATTTAGTGTGTTTATTCGCATCCAGTAATCAAGCACGATTCATCCGAAAATCAAAGCCGCTGTACTGTGATGGGATGGGATTTATCTCACCAAAGTAACATAGTTGCGGTTTGGACGGTTTGAACCCCCAATTCTTTTGTTGAAACAAATGATGGTTGCGCTCGCATGGTGTTCGGGGTCCCCATCTGCCGCGCCGAGTAGCGCAGGCAAAATAAGATCAAGCGAGCGGCTGTCCGAATCCCGCAGTGGCCTGCGATTTGTGCAGGCCGCTAGGATGAGTTTCGCGAGCGCTTATTTTGATGAGCAACGCAGGAAACAAGCGGAAGCTGGGGTGCACTTTCTTTTGGTTACTTTATCTTTGGGCAAGCAAAGAAAAGTAACTCGCCTAAAGGCGAAACAGAACATCACAAACAATAAACAACCATCTGTCTGCGCATGTATGCCCTCCCTACCGCTTTCCGGCCATAGAACAAAAAAGGGCGTACAAAAAAGTACGCCCCTTTTAGTGACTCAGGATATCTAGCCCAGATTCGGCGCTAACCATCTCTCCAACCAAGCCTTATCCACATT